GATTAGTTTATATGGTTTATCTAAATACGTTAGATGATAATTCTGCGGGAGAAACTGAATTTTTATATCAGAGATTGAGAATTCCCCCAAAAGAAAATACTGTTATTATTTGGCCTGCTGCTTTTACACACGCTCATCGTGGAAATTTGGTTCACGGCGATAGGTCAAAATATGTAATCACTGGTTGGTTTCATTACGAATAAAATCTTATGCCATTAAGAAACTTTATTTTTAAATCAGGAATGCAGGCGGCGGACAGTGTGACATTTAATGCACCTGGAAACTGGACTTCACCAGCTAGATTACTTTCTGTTACTGTTGCTGGAGCAGGTGGCGCGGGGAATTCCGGAAATCCAGGAACAGCAGGAAATGGAGGTTTTGCCGGAAACGTTGGTGGTCAAGGAACAGGAGGTGCGGGCGGCGCCGCTGGATTTGGTAACGCAGGTAATCCTGGTGGTGGCAATACTGGAAATCCAGGACGTGCGGGAGGAGGCGCTGCTGGCGGTGGCAGTGGTGGAGGCGGCGGGGGCGGCGGTGGTAATGGCAAACAACCGGGTAGTGGTGGTAGAGTAGGAAATAGTGGTGGTAATCCAGCACTAGGATTTGCAGGTGGTGGAAATGGAGGAGCTGGTGCTCCTACTGGATCTGTTGCTGGCGGTGGAGCTGGTAATGCTGGTTCAAATGGAAACTCAGGAAATCCGGGAAATAATGGGACAAGTGGTGAGGGTGGTAACTTTGGACAAGCTGGAAACACATTTACAGGAAACCCAGGAAATCTAACTCAACCAGCAAATTTTAATGGAGCTACTGGAGCTTCTGGAAATTCTGGAACTGGTGCTCAAAGTGGTAATGCAGGTACAAATGGATCTGCTGGCTCGGCAGGTCAACCATCAAGTGCTCTAGGAATTGTTTTTCCTGGTGGAGCAGGAGGCAATGCTGGTATAGGAAATCCAGGTAACCCAGGAAATAATGGAGCTGGTGGTAATGCTGGTAATGCAGGAAATCCGGGCAATACAGGGTCTGTAGGAACGGGTGGTGCTGCTGGAACAGCAGGTAATGGTGGAGATGGTGGTAATGGTGGAATGTATGGGGGTGCTGGATATGGCGGCGGTGGCGGGCCCGGCGGAGGAGCTTTTTCTCCAGGAGGAAGTCCAGGTCAAGGTAGTGTTACAGGAAATCTTGGCGGTAGCGGGGCTTCTCCAGCAAATCCAGGAAATCCTGGAACACATGGAAACCCTGGAGCAGGTGGTCCACCTATGTCTTCAGGGGGAGGAGCTCCTGGGGGAAGTGGAGGACCTGGTGGTAGTGCGGGAACAGGAGGAAATTCCGGAGGAAATGGAGGACCAGGTGGAAATGGTGGTGATGGTGGAACTTCTGGTCTTGGTGGAGGTCCAGGCGGCGGCGGCGGTGGTGCTGGCGGCGGTGGAGGTGGAGGAGGTGGTCGTGTAGGTAATGCTGGAAATACAGTAGCAGGAAATCCAGGTAACCCAGGGTCTCCAGGAAATCCAGGAAATCCAGGAGGACTTGGTAACCCTGGAGCAAATGGTAACCCTGGCAACTCTACTTCTGGTGGATCTGGTGGATCTGCTATTCCAGGAAGCACATATCCAGTTTCTGTAACTCCATTGACTACATATCCAATTTCAGTTGCTCCTGGAGGATTTGTTACCATCTCATGGACAGCACAGTAATTAGACCTCTAAATATTACAGAAATTCATGTTTTTGAAATTGAACCTGTAATGGCTAAAAACAAAAAAAATCATTCAGTTGAATCTGAAGAATATACTGAATACAGAAAAAAAATTCATGATCTTTATGAAGAAAACGAATATCTTTCAATAAAACAAAATCAAAATCGTGCTAGATCTATTACGGTTGGTACAGCATTTGGTGGCATTGTTGAAATAAATATGAGATCTGATGTATCTTCAGTATATGCTCAGATGCAACCGACAGAAGCAATTGAATTAATCGAACAACTTGCTGCTGGTGTTGGTGTTGAAATTGCAATGAGACCTAAACAAAACTTTGCATCATGGAGAGGATGGGAAGAAGTTATTGAACAAAGAATTGGGTGGGATAAAATTGCTTGGAAAGGTGCCGCTGCTTGGCAACTTAATGGAGATCATCTTGAAAAAAATATTCAATTAAAAGAGTCAGAAACTCCAAAAAAACTCTCATCTGCAAAAGAAAAAAAAACCACCAAAAAAACCCCAAAGGAGAAAGTAGATGAATGATCTTTATGTTTTAGTTGATCATAATCAAAAAATGATTATTGATCATATAAAAAAACTTCCAGAAGATTGGAATAATATTCATGGTCTCAACTTAATTAATCCAGAAAAACTTTATAATTTGGATTGGGCTGGACAAATAGGTCTTGGGTGGGTTAGTATAAATGATAAAGTGTTGAGTGAATATAAATCATTATCAGAATGGTTTGAAATTAGCAAATCTGGTCTTAAAAAATTAGTATCAAATGAAAGGTGGAAAAAAGAACATGACGTTGTATATTTTAATGGCAAAACTTTGGAATTGACTGAGAGAACAAAAAGTTCATTAAATTTTCAAAAAGTAGGAATAGATTCAGAAACAGAAAAAATAGAGTGGAAGTTTATTGAGGGATTTGTTTCTTTAACGGCAGAAGAATTTACAACATTATACAATTTTGTAACACAATATATTCAAAGCTGTTTTAAAGAAGAGTCAAGACTAATACAGTTATATGATTCAGCAAAAACCTTAGAAGATTTGCAAAAATTAGATCTCACTTATACATGGCCATCAAATACTTTTAGTTAAAATAATTTGTTTATATTATGAAAAAATTTCCAGTCACTGTTATAGATAATTTTTATGAAAACCCAGATTTAATTAAAGAATTTGCTCTATCACAAAAATTTACTCCAAGTGAAGATGGAAGATGGCCTGGAGAAAGAAGCGAATATCTTTGCAACTTAAATCACAATCTATTCAAAACATTTTGTGATAAGTTATTTTCTTTATTTTATAATTTTGAAAAATCTAAAGTTACTTGGTATGTTGAAACTCAATTTCAAAAAATAAATCGATTTTCTGAAGATAGGAACAGTGTATTTAATCGGGGGTGGGTTCACTCAGACCCAGGAGTGTTTTCTGGAGTTGTCTATTTAAGTCATGATAATTGTGGAACTAATATCTACACACCTAAAAAAGATATAGATTACTTGGACTTAGAACAGAAAGAAAAGTTTATACTTTACTCTGGACAAAAAATTGATGAGGAAGAATATTCTAAAGGACTATTAGACAATAACAATAAGTTTGAGGAATCAATAAAAGTTAGAGGAGAATTTAATAGATTGATTTTATTTGAGGGTGGTGTTTTTCATGGCGTTCCTTCTTTTTATACCGAAAAAGAACCACGCCTTACACAAGTTTTCTTTGTGAAAAAATTAGAATTGGAAGGAGACAATTACCCAATCATCCGTTCAAGACTTAGATAAGTTGCTTTGAGCGCAGTTTTGGTATATAATAAATTTAAATTGTAATTTTACACATTTTATGGCATTTCAAAGTGTTTGGTATTTTACTGATTTACCAGAAGATGTGGTAGATATTATTGACAGAGACTTGACTGAAAAGTTTGAAGAGCAGATGGCAGACTCTAAACTTTACGGAGATGCTCTGAACAAAGACAAACGAAACTCACAAAACGCTTGGATTCCCACCACACATTGGGTTGGTGGATTTATATGGCATTATATTCAACGAGCAAACCGCGAGAACTTCCTTTATGATCTACACTGTATTGATGGAGAATCAATGCAGTTTACTCGCTATTCTATTGGTCAATTTTATGGTTGGCATAATGATGCTGGGTTGGCAAATCAATATAAACCAGTGACAGTCGGCAATCGACAAGATGGTCTTGCTCAAGATTATCTCAATGAAAAAATTGAAATGGTGAGAAAACTTTCATTTGTTTTACAATTGTCGGATTGTGATGATTATGAAGGTGGCAATCTACAATTACTTGACGAATCTGGTAACTCTTATATTGCTCCAAGAAAAAGGGGGACAATAATTTTATTTGATTCCCGCACACAACACAGAGTATTAAAAGTCACAAGAGGCGTTCGTAAAAGTTTAGTTGGATGGACAGTTGGACCACGTTGGAAGTGAGGATTATAAAATGAATGAAGAAGAAGTAAAAATTCAGGAAAAAAGAAATACGGGAACTACTTGGACTCGAAATGAAAGTTTTGAGAAAAATGGATACTTAGTCATTCGAAATCTTTGGAATCCAGATGAACTTTATCACCCAGTTCCGCCAGATCGTGGTCAAATTAATTACTGGGGGAAAAAATTAGATCAATTTACATATCATGAAGTTGAGCGACAAGTAGAAGGATCACTTGCTCGATATTGGCATCCACAGTATCGTCAAATTCATTCTGGTATTAGATTGAAATTGGAAAAAACTCTGGGACGAAAACTGTATAATACTTATTATTATGATCGTTATTATTTTCCAGGACTGGAACTCACCCGTCATGCAGACCGTGATGCCTGTGAGATTTCTGTGACTGTTCATATTAGTACCAATCTCAAAGAAGCATGGCCTATTTGGATTAAGACTCCAGATGTATATGCTGATGAAAAGAAAACAAATATTTTATATTTTGGTGAGAATCATTCAGTAATTTTAAATTCTGGAGATGCAATGGTTTATAAAGGTTGTGAACGTCCTCATTGGAGAGATGTAATGCCAGACAATAAGAGAGGTTTATTCTATAAAAATAAAGAGCAAGTTTACTATCATCAAATCTTTTTTCATTATGTTCTTCAAGATGGACAACGTGCTCATTGTGCATGGGATAGAGCATCATAATTAAGTTCGATTTATAAATACTTAAAAAAGAGCGATGGCATCTAACCCAGTCTTTAACATATCAATTCCTCAAGGTGCAGATTTCTCTGAAACATTTGTTTCAACAGAATCTGATGGGTCTTCCACTAATTTGTCTGGTTATAGTGGAGCAGCAAAACTAAAAAAACATCCTGGAGCGACAACATCCACTTCATTTAGTGTCACCATCACCTCCGCGATTGGGGAAGTTGCTATCGCAATGACATCAGGAACCACAGTTAGATTAACTCCAGGTCGCCATTTTTATGATGTAAGACTTACCTCTCCGAGTGGTGCGGTTTCTAGACTAGTGGAGGGAATGGCACTTGTAACAGCAGGTATTACCACATAAAACAATGTCTATCATTAGAAAAAAAGCTACCCAAAAAAGAAAAGTTCAAGCTGTTCATGAACCATCCAGCATTAGGGAAATGGGGGATACTAGTTTTGGTGAACTTGGTCCACTAAAAGATGGACAAATTGTGTCTTATGATTCAACAACAAATAAATTTGTTTTGATAACCGCAGATGAATTGTTAGGAGTTTCTGCTGAAGATCAAGATATTTCAAATGAATTTATAACTCAGTTAGAACAAGAATTAGATCTCTCAAATACTATTTCAAGTGTAGATGGAGGAGAATTTTAATGCCAACTCGATTAAGAGATTTAACAGACACAGATCTTGCTGCTTTAGATGACACTAAAAATAAAAATATAATGCGATTTAATGCGACAACTGGAAAGTTTGATGTAATAACGATTGACTCAACACTGGGAATTTCGACGGACATTCCACAGACGTTTGTTCAAACTGTTGAAAACGAAATAGATGCGGATAACATTGCATCATTTACTGGCGTTGATGGCGGTAGTTTCTAAATCAAATAAATAATAAAAAAAAGTGTAAAAAAGATGCCTGCACCCGTAATTCAGTTTAAGAGAGGTGTTCTTAGCAATCTCCCTGGTTTAAAGGCCGGTGAACCTGGATTTACAACTGACTCTCACGACCTTTATGTTGGTATTGATAGTACCACCGCAAATAATAAATTCTTTGGTTCACACCGCTATTGGACTAAGAATACTACAACCACGGGTAGTGGTGTAAACTTTGTAGAGGGTACAAACAATGGTACTCAATACATTACTCTGAAGGCACCTGATAGT